TTAATTTTTCTTTCTACATAATATTGCGAAGGAGTTCCTTGAGTTAATTTATTTGGTGTTGCATTATATTGTGATCTACTTATTTGTGTTAATGCAATATCTTGAGGTGCGGTTGTAGTAGAATTATTTCTATAAAAAGCTTCTAAAGTATCACTAATATCATTAGGAAAATTAACAGAATCAGTTGCATAACTATATTCGGCTTGACCTAGTATTAAAGGTACTTTAGCTAATTTTACTTTCCATAAATGCACACCTCTATTTTCCCACTCTTGGAACATTATATTTAATGATCTTCTTGCAGACCTTAATTGATAACCTGTTCTTGCACCTCTTATATTAGTTCTTTCAAAAGCTTCTTCAATAATATCATCTATAGCTGGATTAAATTTATCTGTAATTCCAGAAGATGCTGTAATAGTAGGAGCTGAACCACCCATACCACCATGAGCTGTGCAATAATAAAATAATGGCGGTACTGTTTGATCGGTGGTTGTAGTTGAGTTACCTACAATAATTGTTGTATTTGATCCAGCGTTTCCGGACACACCTGTAGTGGTTACACCTGTTGTATAAGCTCCTGCTGGTGAGTTATTTGGATTCGTAGAAAATGCAAAAACATGAGTAAGATTTGTACTATCAGAAGTATCAAAGATGTAAGTATTACCTTCTTGTAACTGAATAGTAGGGCTAACCGTACCATTAATATAGTATTTATTTCCTGTACCATATTGATTAGTACCAGTTGCAACTGTAACTGTGTAAGTAATAGTCGCCATGTAAATTTCTACGCACCCGTAATCGTTATAGTAACGCTTCCGCCTGCTCCTGCTAAGTTATAAACAATTCCATTTTTAAACAAAATACCTGAACCAGGAACGTAAACTTCTAGCCCTTCAGTATTATAATTATAAGTAGCTACTGCTCCTCCTGGTGCTGCTGCATTTGCAGAATCGTAAAAAATTATTGTTGATCCTGCAATACCTTCACCTTGAATAGAAGTAATTCTTGTTCTACCTGTTCTTGCAAGAGTATCGGCTCCTACAGTTGTCATATTTATGGTTGTTTGGTCGCTTGAAAAAGATCCGCCGCCTGACATATATATTCTCCTTAAGTTATGTGTGGGCCGAAGCCCACACTTAATTATTTATTACTCAGTATCTGAAGAACTTGAAATTCCAAATACTTTTACTTTGATAACTGTATCACTTCCAGGATCACCCGATAGTGTAACAATTAAACCAGCTGGCGCAGCAGTTGCTGCAAGAGCAGCTCCACCAAGAGCCACTAAACCATCTGTACCATTACAAGCAAAATGACCTTTAAATCCAGCAGAGTTTGCTGCAACGTTAATGCCATCTAAATAACCATCTGTATCACCAGTAACACCTAGATCTGCAATGTTAACTGCATTTGAAGATGCTGTTGTAACAACAACAACTGCTGAAACAGCGATGAAGTTTGTAGGTAAAGTATCAGTAGTAGTTCCAGTAGTTGCACCATTTGCAACTGTTAAACTTTTTTCAATTACTTCTAAACCAATATCAGTAATTTGTTTACCTGTTGATGTATTAAAGTTTACTATATCAAAACCGTTTTCAGATCGAACCGGTCCTGAGAATGTAGTGTTTGCCATGTTATATTCCTCCTAGAATATATGAATACTGTCCTCTAGGTTTGTCGACTATACGCGTCAGCATTCATGTTAGTTTAAATGTATAGTGTGATAAATATACAATAGTTTTTAGTAGAGTGCAAGAGAGCTTATAGTGCGGAGTGAATTTCCAACGATGTAGCTTTTGACTAAGTAGCTACAGAAACTTGTGGAGCTGCATCTTCGACAGTATTCTGTCTGTGAGCAATAGCTGCTTCTTCCAGCTTAATGTCAGTAATGACTCT